GTTCTAAACACTCGTTTTTATAAATATTGAGTAAATCAGAGATTATAACTTGATATATTCTTAGAAGGAGAAATGAAAATGGCTTTTCAAGTATCACCTGGCGTAAATGTAAGTGAGATTGACCTCACTACGGTGGTGCCTGCCGTATCTACCACTACTGGTGCCCTTGCTGGACACTTTAAGTGGGGGCCGGTTGACCAGAGAGTTCTCATCAGTACTGAAGACCAATTAGTTTCGGTTTTCAATAAACCTAATGCAAATACGGCTGATGACTTCTTTACTGCGGCTAACTTCCTTGCATATGGAAACGCTCTATATGTAACGAGGGCTGTTGCTTCTGCAAACAATGCAACAACAGGCGGAACAGGCGCATTCATTAAAAATGAAGATTACTACAATGAAACATACACAAACTCAAGTGGTCACGGCGATTGGGTAGCAAAATATCCAGGCGACATTGGTAACTCACTAAAGGTTTCTGTATGTCATAACGCAAACGCATGGGAAAGCACAGTATCAACAAACTACTATGCTACCAGAGAATCAACAACTGTCACACTTGCTGGTGATGGTCAAGGTTCTTCAAACACAGAAACACAATTTGTTGCTGGCGATATTCTATTGCTCGGCCCTGATAAGGAGCAAAGAAAGATTGCTTCCGTTTCTGGTAACACAATTACACTTACCAGTAAGTATCAAGGTAATACAGTATCAAACTATTCACCATCACTAACTCGTAGATGGGAATACTTTAACAACTTTGATAGAGCGCCAACAACCACTACTTATGCTAACACAGTCAACTCACAGGGTGACGCAATTCATGTCGCAGTTGTCGATGAAGATGGTGTAATCTCAGGTCAGGACGGCACAGTTCTAGAGAAATACGAAAATGTTTCTCAAGCACCAGATGCTAAAGGGCCACAGGGTGACACTCTTTACTACAAAGATGTGATTAACAATCGCTCACAGTGGGTATGGTGGGGCGCACACAACAGCAATCTCACCAAAGGTGGCACAAGAGCCGACTTGACAAATGCTGGAACTGCTGGCTCTGGAACAAACTTCCCAGGCAATGACCTACCAGTTAGCGCAAGCATGACTAAAGGTAAGGACGGTTCTGCTTCAGATGCCGCTTACATTAGTGCATATAACTATTTCAAAGATGCTGATACTGTGGATGTATCACTTGTTCTTGGCTCTGGTTCAAGTTCAACTGTTGCTATTCACCTTATCAACAACATCGCTGAACACAGAAAGGATTGCGTAGCAGTCATTTCACCAGAAAGAGCAGATGTTGTCAACAACAATTCTTATGAAGGTAAAGAGAGAGATGATATCATAGCATTCAGAGACTTGCTACCATCATCTTCTTATGCAGTCATGGATTCTGGTTGGAAGTATCAGTATGACAAATACAACGATGTTTACCGTTATGTTCCTCTGAACGGTGACACTGCTGGTCTAATGGTTCAAACAGATTTGACTAGAGACCCTTGGTATTCGCCTGCTGGATTTAATCGTGGTAATGTCAAAAATGTTATCAAACTTGCATTCAATCCAAGTAAGACTGATAGGGATGAACTTTACAAGAAGGGTGTCAATCCTGTTGTAACATTCCCAGGTCAAGGAACTGTATTGTTTGGTGACAAGACAATGCTTGACCAGCCAAGCGCATTCGACCGTATCAATGTTCGCAGACTGTTCATTGTTCTTGAGAAAGCAATTAGCACAGCCGCTAAGTTTACTCTCTTTGAGTTCAATGATGAGTTTACTCGTTCACAGTTCAAGAACTTGGTTGAGCCATTCCTTAGAGATGTCCAAGGTCGGAGAGGTATCACAGACTTCCAAGTCGTAGTCGATGGTACAAACAACACTGGCGAAGTCATTGATAGAAACGAATTTGTGGGTGACATTTACATCAAACCTGCTCGTTCTATCAACTTTATCCAGTTGAACTTTGTTGCTGTAAGAACTGGCGTAGAATTTTCTGAAGTCGTTGGTAGAGCAACATAAATAAAGGTAAACAGGAGAAAAGAAGATGGCTTTTAATGTAAACGAATTTTCAGGCGCCCTTACAAGCGGTGGTGCTAGAAATTCACTGTTTCAAGTGCAAATCACGAATCCAGTAAACGGGGTCGCTGATGTTCAAGTACCTTTTCTCTGCAAAGCCGCTCAAATTCCAGCCGCTACTTTAGGTGTAGTCGAAGTTCCTTACTTCGGCCGCACCGTAAAGGTTGCTGGTAACAGAACATTTGCAGAGTGGGCACCTACCATCATCAACGATGAAGATTTTGCTATTCGTAACGCAATGGAACAGTGGTCTAACAGCATCAACTCATTCCAAGGAAACCTAAGAACAACTGGTGGTTCTGCGCCTGCTTTGTATAAAGCAAACGCTCAAGTCATTCAGTATTCACAGACTGGTGATGTTCTTAGAGAGTATACTTTTGTTGGTATTTTCCCAACTGAAGTAAGCACTATCGACCTTGCTTGGGAGACTGAAGGCATCCAAGAATACACTGTCACTTTCCAGTATGACTATTGGGAAGTATCGGGCGGCTCAACTGGCAACGCCGGCGGCAATTAAAATCCGTTTTTAGTTATGTTGGGGGCGCCATAAATATAACAAAGGCGCTCCCTATTTTCATTGAGGATATAAAATGGCAGTAAATCTATTCGGTTTCAAAATTGGTAGAGATGTTGACGAAAAACAACTCGACAATCTACCTTCATTCGTACCACCAGCACAAGATGATGGAAGCATCACTGTTGCTGAAGGCGGTGCGTTTGGAACAACCGTAGACTTAGACAATACAGTAAAAAACGAAGCACAACTTATCACAAAATATCGTGAGATGGCTCAACAACCAGAAGCGGAAAGAGCGATTGACGATATTGTGAATGAGGCTATTGTTGGTGATGACATAAAAGCACCCCTAGAACTGGTGCTTGATGATGTCGAACAACCAGAATCAATCAAAAAGAAAATCCGTGAAGAATTTGACTATATTCTCAAGTTGATGAAATTCAACTATAGGGGATATGATATCTTTCGTCATTGGTATGTGGATGGTAGACTTTACTATCACATCATTATTGATACTAAAAATCCAAGAGCAGGCATCAAAGAATTAAGACATATTGACCCTCGCAAGATTAAAAAAGTTCGCAAAGAAAAGCGTGACCCAAATCGTAGACTAAATGAAGAAACACTTGTTAAGAAGTATGATGAGTTCTTTGTGTATCAGTCTAAAGGTATTACATCAGAGGGTGATGGACTGAAGATTGCTCCAGATTCAATCGCATATTGTCATAGTGGATTGCTAGACAATAAGAACTATACAGTTTTATCGTATCTTCATAAAGCACTAAAACCTCTCAATCAGTTGCGTATGCTAGAAGATGCGACAGTTATCTATCGCTTGGCCCGTGCGCCAGAGCGTAGAATCTTTTACATTGATGTTGGTAACTTACCTAAAGCGAAAGCAGAACAATACTTGCGTGATATGATGGTCAAGCACAAGAACAAACTTGTGTATGATGCAAATACAGGTGAAGTAAGAGATGACAGAAAGTTTCTCACAATGCTTGAGGACTATTGGCTACCTCGTAGAGAGGGAGGGAGAGGTACGGAAATTACCACTCTGCCAGGCGGTCAGAACTTAGGTGAAATGGAAGATGTCAACTACTTCAAGAATAAACTCTATGAAGCATTGAATGTTCCTACTACAAGACTTCAAGCAGATGGTGCTTTCAATCTTGGCCGTGCATCAGAGATTACAAGAGATGAACTGAAGTTCTCTCGTTTTGTAAATCGTTTGAGAACTCGCTTCTCAGAAATCTTTCATATTCTACTTGAAAGACAACTTCTACTCAAAGGTGTAATCACATTACAAGAGTGGAAAGATATGCAAGACCAGATTCGCTACGACTTTATGGAAGACAACCATTTTGCGGAATTGAAAGACAGTGAAATACTTGAGAATAGATTGCGTCTACTTGCTGATGTTGACCAGTATACTGGTAAATACTTTTCTGTTGCATGGATTCAAAAGAATGTTCTTAGACAGACTGAGGAAGAAATTGAGCAAATTGCACAAGAAGTTGAAGACGAAGGTGG